TTTGCTGTTCCATCAAACGATACCCCACCAATATTTCGTGCAGTTTCAAGAGCCGTTGCAGTTGCAGCATTTCCTGTAGTGTCCTGATTTAATGTGCCAACAACAAAATCTATAGTGCCATCGCCATCTTGGTACGTTACTGTTATGCCTGTTTCAGTATTACCAGTAAGCATACCTCCGACAATATCTTGGACTTGCTCATTGGTTAGGGTTGCGGTTATGTAGCCAGCACCATTAGTAATCGCATTATTGTTTAAGGAAATATTTGCTGACCCATCAAAGCTAACTCCTGCAATAGTTCTAGCAGTTTCCAAAGCTGTGGCTGTAGCAGCATTTCCTGTACAAGACCCTGATGATCCAGAAGCATTACCCGTTACGTTTCCAGTTAATGCACCAGCAAATCCTGTAGCTGTTAAAACTCCTGATGAAGAATTAAAAGTTAAGTTAGTTCCTGATTTTGGTGCAAGATTACCTGTCGCAGCAGTCGCAAATAAGACATTGCAAGAAGTGTCTGAAGATTCATCTGCAACTGTAACTGTAGTTGCTATCGCTGCTGTTCCTGTCGTGTCTTGGTTAAGAGTTGCTACTCTAGCTGCTGCAAGCGTTCCTGATCCAATATTAGAAGCGTTTGTTGTATCTGTAGTAGCCGAGGCTGCAAGACCAAGCATAGTTCTGACCGCACCTGGAGCGATCTCTTCAATAATTCCTGCACCACTACTATCTCTACCTAAAAGCCTGTCTGTTGCCGATACATTTTGAATTTTTGCATAAGTAACAGCATCATTATCAATAGTAAATACAGATCCAGAACTTGAGACTGTAATATCTCCTTTATCTCCATCATCTATACCTCCTGATATTTCAGCTATAGAGTTATCATCTTTCTTTGTAAATAATTTACCTGTATCTGTTCTTACCGCTACTTCTCCAACAACTAGGTCACTAGCACCTGGATCGCTACCACTACCTCTTTTTAATTTAATTGTGTTTGACATTGGATCGCTCTCCTAATAATTAGATTCTAGTACGAGCCTCCATCTATGCCGAAACTAGATGCTGATTCATCTTCGAGAAATGTAACCAGATCAGATAATGCCACCTGTTTCATTGTTCCAGCATCGTTACAAATAAACCTATCTGCTGCGGCAAGTGTTGTTGAAGTTGCAGATGTTCCTCCATCAATTAAGTTTATTTCAGCAGTTGTAGCTGTAACTCCATCAAGAATATTTAATTCAGAAGCAGTAGATGTTACTCCATCTAAAATATTCAATTCGGCAGTCGTAACAGTAGCTCCATCAAGAATCTGTATTTCAGCTTCAGTTAAGGCAGCTAAAGCAGCAGATCCACCTGATTGACAACCAGATAAATTATCCAAATCAGCATCATAAGCTTGTACCTGACTTCCAATCGCAACTCCAAGACTTGCTCTGGCAGTTGCTCCAGATTCAAGGACAAAGTTAGATCCATTACCAACAATAAAGTTGCTATCTGTTGGAGTTAAACCAGCTATATCACTAAGCTGTGCATCAAAAGCTTGTACGTCTGATCCAATGGCAACACCTAAAGCTGTTCTAGCTGCACTTGCACTTGTAGCACCCGTTCCACCGTCAGAAATTGCTAAAGTGCCTGTTATAGAACTAGCAGCAAGATCAACAGCAATTTCAGTAGATTCAATAACAAGTCCACCATTAGCCTTAAGATCAACAGAAAGAGTATTACCAGATTTATCTAATCCATCTCCTGCTATTACTTGACCAGCACCAGAAAATTGAACAAAGGTTAGATTGTTTGTTCCTGTAACTGCACTTCCTTTATCTGAACTACAAACAAAAGCATTATCTCCATTAACAGTTCCTTGCTCAACAAAAGCAAAAGCACCAGCAGCGTCAGAACCAGCAGCTAAATCATCTGTTCTTGTCCATGTACTCGCTTTACAAAGGTATAAACCATTTTGACTTGCAGTTGATTGGTCTTTTACTAAAACTCTTTCATCAGCAGAAACAGCAACACCATCAATAGTTTGAGTTCCAGAAAGTGTAATATTTGCTGTAGTTGCAACCTTAACAGAATCTTTAACATCTAAACCTTGAGCAACAGAATCTACATACCCCTTATTTGCAGCATCATTGTCAGCAGTGGGATCTGCTAATGATGTAATCTTCTGAGAATTTAAAGATACAGCAGCAGCAGGAGCAGCCATTTCTGCAAGAGTATTAGTGCGTACTCCAGCATCAAAATCGCTTATCTTTGTATGAGCCAACGAAGGAATATCATCACTTACTAATGCTCTAAATGTAGGTGCAGCAGCACTTCCAGAAGCAGCACCAGCTAAAACATGGTTTGTTGTTCTTGTAGTTGCTTTATCAAAAAATGCTCCCTTACCACCAATAGGTTCAATACTTGTTGCAGAACCCCCTGCTCCCCCTGTTCCTTTACCAATAACTAAAACTTCATCGCCTTCTCTAAAAGCTATCTCAGCATTTTCGAGAGAGGTTGGGTTGCTAGATCCAGTTGATCTTTTAATTCTAATTGTATTAGCCATCAGAAGTTCCCTCCGTCAACGAGTGTAAGTTTAGTAGTGGTTGAATCTGCTTTAAATGTATCAGATGCAGCATGGTAATAAAAGATGGCATCATCTACTTTCCCAGTTACATCAAAAGTAACACCAGCAGCAGCAGGACCTTGTGGACCTTGCGTTGTGATTTCAACTGTAGTTACATCAGAAACCTGACTAACTACAACTTGATTTGGATTGCTCATGCTGTGTAACCCTCACTTATAAATAGTTTACCCTCTAAATAATAGTTTTTGCTACCACCTGGTTCTGTTAACAATACGTCATAAAATAAAATTTCTGGAGTAAAAGTAGCTGTTTGTGTATCCGTCAAAGAAATATCAATAATTCCATTTGCTCTATCTGTATAGGTTACTGTCCAATCTGCATATTTTGTGGAACGTGATTCATCATAAACCTGTGCAGCTACAGTATATCCAGTTAAATTTATTGCCGATCCAGTAGAATCTTTAAATGTCAATTTAATAGGAAAATCTGCTCTTCTATCTACAGTAAAGTTTTTCTTTCCTGGAATTATTGCCATTAAGCACCAATCTCCATAACTGTAAATGTGGAAGCACCTCTACCATAAGAGTTACTATCATTATCACCTCTATTTAAATAATATGTACCAGATTGAACCGCATAATATTGTAATTTATAAGTTACTTCACTTGTAGTTGCAGGAGCATCAGTAAATGTAAGAGTTAGGAATCCACCGCCATTTGCATCATGCATTGCTCTTAAACCATAAGTTGTAGTTTGAAAGTTTGAAGCACCTCCACTAGCATCTGCTACATCACTAACAACCGTGCTTGCTCCTCGACATATACGAAAGTTAGCAACGTGATGATACGTACTCATACCATAAGCAAAAGAAAAAATTCCAAAAATTTTATTACTATTTGAACTTGGTGTTATGGATACATTCGCACCCGATAAATCTGCATAACTATTTACTGTTGTAGAACTAGATGTATCTGTTTTTGCATTTTTTACAATTTGTATGATACCGCCACCCGTTGCACCAGCAGGAAGTCCGCCAGCAGGAACGATTGAATTGACTTTAAGTTGGCTCATAATTAACTAGGTTTTGGGTTGTCTGATTTTACTTTGGCAATAGCATCTTTCCATGTTGTCGTACCATTAACGCTATCCCAATATTGCATATCAAGTTGCTCTTCAATACTTGGATAACTTGATCTTCTTGCTGATTTGTAACCATTAGCAGCTAAATATTCAATTGCAGCAGTTTCTTCAGCTTTTTTAGCAGCTTCTTCCTCTGCTGTTAAATTAACTTTTATTCCGTTAACTATGTGAAAATAAGCCATTATCGTTTAATTCCGTAAAGACAGTAAATATAAGCACCAACATTAGCACCGATAAAATAAAAGGTAAAACCTGTTGGATAAGTTGTGTCATTTTCATTATAAACAGCTATACCGTAATCAAATCTCAAATCGCCAGTATATATTCTTCGGTTTGCGTTAAAATCCATTCTATTGGTTAATCTAGCTAAATCTCCAGTGTCACTAGAAGTGGCGAAATGTATTCTTGCTTGAACGTGTATTCCTTCTTCTGTGCCTGAACCTATATTTTCGCCAATTTCTACATGGTTTTCAGATTGACGAGAAATAATTCCACTACTAGCGTCTGGATATTGAAAATTTATACCATAAGCATAGTTTGATAAAGATAAATCTGATCCACTTGACCCACCAGTTCTAAATCTAAATGCTGCATTTTTATTATCAGAATCAGGTACATAAGTCAATATTAAATCAAAGGCTCTATATGTGGTTAAATCAAGGTTGTCAAACACAAGAGCAGAACCCCCACTTGTACCACTTCCAGAATCAACTTTTGGATAATCAAAAGGAAATGTTGAACCGTCAGCTTTTTGTAATGCGTTAACTTTTAATGTACTCATGGCTTGGGATTAGCGTCTTTTACAGCTTTGATGTGAGTTGCCCATGTACCAGATGTTGTGACAGTTCCAGCAACTATATCCTTATATAACATATCCAACTGATCGCCAAACGAGGCATAAGTTGTAGATCCATTTGTTGTCCTATCAGTTTTATATTTAACAGCAGCAGCTTCAGCATCTAAAGTTGTTCGTGCAGCATCTACAAGGGATTGATCTAAAGTGACAGAATTACCGCTTGCATCAAAAGCACCAGCACCATCATCAATAGAAACTACTGTTCCAGCGTATGCTTTATAAATTGCCTCGTGATCGTATGCCATAATCAGTTTTTAATTAGATTATACATGGAAGTAATCATGCTGACACCTCCATTGCTGTTAAAACCGAAACAAGTGTTGGGTATGAAGCAGAATCAGTTGTGTTTGCAGGGCTATTAATGTATAAGGTTTTATTAGAATCGCTGAATTGACCAAAACCGACTGTATAAGTTAAAGCAGAAGTACTGCCAGCAGTATCTAAATAGTTTATAGGTATTGCTTGTATAGCCCAACTATCTCCTTTCATATATGTACCTGTTGTTGATCTTGTTCTATTGCTACCTACTTGGTCACCTGTCGCACCTGAAATCGCTGAACCTCCTTTCATAAGTTTATACCAAATACTTTCGGAGTCAGTG